TTTGATGAAGACAACACAGGTTATCAAAAATCTGGGAAACGATATTGCAAAGAATGTCAAAAAGTGGCATCAAATAAATATAGGATGAAAAAAAATGAACAAAACAGAATTTCTTAAAATGGCTTTAGAAAAACTGACAGCGGCATCAAATTACATTGACACACTTGGAGGTGTAAGCAAAGGCTATCGCATGGATATTGAGCGTCTTAAAGCCGCACTAGCAAACGAAGCATTAGAAAGAAAAGCCGAGAACGCTAGAGAGTTGGGCTTGGACTATGAGCCACTAGAAGCGAAGGATGAGCCTGTGGCGTGGCGAGAATTTGATGGCGAAGGCGGCTATTACTACTCCACTTACGAAGACAATGAGGACTATGCCGTCAAATGGGATGCGAAGAATCCAAAGCACAAAGGATGGGTTGAACCCCTCTACACCACCCCACCAAAGCGCACATGGGTAGGGCTGACGGATGAGGAAATTTGTGCTGAAGCCATGAAAAAAGACCAACAAAGTATTGGATTTATTAAAGGCGCTGAATGGGCAGAAACCAAACTCAAGGAGAAGAACACATGATCGAACCACAGCTCAACCAATATGAGCAGGCCATGGGCTGGCGCAAGCGTCAGATGATCCTGCAACAGCTCCAAGACGGCGTCAGGAACGACACGCTCGAGGAAGTGGCTCAGGCATTTGAGCGCATGGAAGCTTTTGGTGACACAGCACACAGCTTCGCCATGTTTGTGCGGCAGATGAAGAACTACGGGACGGAAGCATGACCGAAGAGATCTGGGCGCCAGAGTGGATCGCCGAAAACCCAGAGCTGGCAAACAAAGCCATCACAACGCTTCAGGAGAAGGTTCAAGAGCTGGAGTCCAAACTGAAGTACGCACAAGCAAAAGCCGCAAAACTGGAAAGCGAAAACAAAGCATTCAAGCTAACCATCAAAGATATGGACAGAAGAATCATGAGGGGACTGAGAGACTAATTGCACACAAAACCAAACATCCGTTAAACTTCACGTTAAAGGAGTTCCAGCAATGGCCAAGAAACCAAAGAGTCTTCCCAGCGATGATGTCGCCGATGTGACAGGTGAGCCACAAACGAGAAAAGTAACCAAGATGGGCAGACCTTCCAAGTACACGGATGAGTTAGCCCATGAGATCTGTACAAGGCTAGGTACAGGAGAAAGCTTACGTAAGATCTGTAGGGATGACGCTATGCCGTGCCTTGCAAGTGTGATGGGTTGGTTGACGACGAAGCCTGACTTTTTAGATCAATACACACGTGCACGTGAGATTCAGGCTGAGACGCAGTTCGACGAGATCATTGACATCGTTGACCAGCCGCCCGAGCTGAGCTACGTGACAGACAAGAACGGTGAGCTGATCGAGGTCAAGTTCGACTCTACCTACGTGGCTTGGATGAAGCTTCGGGTCGACACCCGCAAGTGGACGGCCGCACGCATGTCACGCAAGTACAACGAGCGAGTGGCGCCTGTTGAGGAGAACAACGATCCAAGCGTCATTGACGTGAGTGTCCGTGACCTGATGGATGTGGCTGTTAAGCGCCTTGAGTTGATTCGGATTGCTGAATGAGCGTTGCCATCGAACAAGATGTGCTGGACATCCTGCAAGACAAGGATCTCCAAAAGAAGCTTGGCCCCTACCATGGAGCGGCATACGCTACACGCATCAAATGGCTCTCGGGAGCGTTTAATCACCAGAAGCTACCCCAAGGTGAGTGGTGGTCTATCTGGCTCATGCTGGCTGGCCGTGGAGCTGGCAAGACCCGTACCGCGGCTGAACAGCTCTGGTGGTGGGCATGGGAGAACCCCGGCACACGGTGGCTGGTATCCGCTCCTACATCCATGGACGTGCGCGGTACGTGCTTTGAGGGTGAGTCTGGCCTTATCGCCGTAATCCCGCCCATCCTGATCGCTGACTACAACAAAGCCCTGCACGAGATCACGCTGGTTAACGGTAGCCTGATCAAAGGTATCTCAGCCAGTGAGCCTGACCGCTTCCGTGGTGGCCAGTACCATGGTGCATGGCTCGATGAGTTGGCCGCTTGGGATTACCTCGACGAAGCTTGGTATAACATCCAGTTCGCCGTGCGTCTAAAGAAAGCCGACAACCGCACACAGGTGATCGCCACCACTACACCTCGCCCCAAAGACATGATCGTTGAGCTGATCGGCAGGGAAGGTGACGACGTGGCCATCACGACCGCATCGACTTATGTGAACCTAGCCAACCTTGCGCCAAGCTTCCAAAAGCAGATATTGCAATACGAAGGTACTAAGATTGGTCGGCAAGAGATCCACGCTGAGATCATTGACCCAGAAGAGTCAGGCATCGTCAAGCGGGACATGTTCAGACTGTGGGCGCCTAACAAGCCTTTCCCCAAGTTCGAGTACATCATCCAGAGCTACGACTGCGCCAGCTCAGAGAAGACTGTCAACGATCCGACGGCGGCCATCACGTTCGGCATCTTCAAGCCACTGGATGGCCCAATGTCAGCCATGGTGATCGACTGCTGGCAGGACAGGCTTCAGTATCCAGACCTGCGCCCCAAGGTCATCGAGGAGTACGACGTGGTCTATGGTGAGGGCAAGGACAAGAAGCGCGTAGACCTGATCCTCGTGGAAGACAAGTCCGCAGGTATCGCCCTGATCCAAGACTTGCGCCGTGGCCACTTGCCTGTTCGGGCGTACAACCCCGGCAGGGCTGACAAGATACAGCGCCTGAACATTGTGTCTAACATCATCGCCGCTGGCCGTGTGTGGATCCCTGAGAGCAGTGTGCGCAAGGGCTACGTCAAGGACTGGGCTGAGGGCTTCGTGTCCCAGATCTGTAGCTTCCCCGACTCAAGCCACGACGACTTCGTGGACGCCTGCACCCAAGGGCTTCGCTTCCTGCGTGACGCTGGCTGGCTGGACATTGACGGAGCGCCGCGGGAAGACTACGACATGGACGACTACATCGACAGTGGCCGCCGTAAACTTGAGAACCCATACAGTGCATAAGTACGGTTGCCATAACAGGGGCGCGTACAAGCCCAAGTTCTTTGTGCAGAACGGCTGGTGGATCACTGGCCAAACCAGAACCGCCAAGGTGGAGCAGGCTCCCTTTCGTATGGCGCCTGATTGCCAGTACACCAAGACGGAGCTGGGCAAGACCGATGAGCGTTGCATGGGTTGCAAGCACAAGGTGGACTTGGCGTGACACCCAAGGTATCATTGGGGCAACAGCAACAACTCAGCGGGATAAGCCATGGCTGAACGCACACCGTCCAACGACCAAGCCGCCTTTGGCGTGTTCCCCCAACTCCAGCGCAATCGTTCGAAGCAAGACCGTGAGGCGGCCAAGAACGTCCCCATCGATCTGGCTCGTGGTGCTGTGGCTGGCGTGATGGGCGCTCCCGGCGACATCGAGTCGCTTCTGCGCATTCCCTACGACTATTTCCGCGCCCCCACAATGTCAGAGCTGGTGACTGGTGACAAGACCAGCAAGACATACCTGCCAACGTCAGAGGACATCGAGAAGCGCCTGCCTCTGAGATCTGAGACACCCGTGAGCAAGGCCGCTACTGGCTTGGGCATCTTAGGTGGTGGCTTCTACACTGGCCCCGGCTCTCCCCTGCGTGTGGTCGGTGCACTGCCCAAAGCCATCAAGCACGGCGCTGAAGAGTTCGCCAAGGCTTCCGTTGCTGGCGCCCCTCACGTGATCAAACCAAAGGGTGGTAACTGGTTGAGTGGCGGCGAAAGGGATCAGATTAGAACTCCCGAAGGCGACCTGCGCAGGCTGAAGCTGGACACAATGATGGGTGGTCAAGGGGATACAGTTGAAGATGTTCTAGGCAAAAAGAACGCTATCAACAACTGGATTGATAGCAATCTAAAGAACTACGTCAAGAAAGAAATGGGCACGCCTGATGACCCAGTTCGCAGATTGGCTGAGGAGGGCATCATTCATACGCCGCTTCGAGACACCGAAAACGCTGGCGACTTCCTCCGTGCTCAGCGTGTGGCAGAAGGATTCCCTGCTGAGGGGATGGGCCGATCAGAGCTTGCACGTCGATGGGAAGATGCGGCCGACGATTCAATAAGAGTTACTAAGGCTGGCGCTATTCAAGATCAGGCAAACACTGGCGCTAAGCTTGAGAAGGCTAGGGCTGAGCTAGAAGCCCACAAAGAAAAAATCAACGAAGACTTCATTGCGCTCCTGAAAGACAAAGGCGGTCTCAGTGACAAAGACCGTGCAACATTTGATAAGTTTCCGTTCTTCCAAAAGGCAGAGATTTTGGGCGACGACAAGTACAAAGAATTGCAGGGCAACATCAATGAGTTGCTTGCAAGGGAATCAGGCTTTGAGAAACGAGCTGGTGAACTAAACCCATTTGTTGCCAAGCTTGACCCAGAAACCAAACTGTACTCAGGTTCAACGTACGATTTAGGCTTCGACCACATTGTTGACGTTCTTAAAGAAGACATAGCCACTGGCCGCATCCGCCCTGAGCAACTGAACAAGGTCAGTATGGAGC